GGAGATATTGGCATCTGCCGTGACGGTTACTGAGCCGACTTGCCCAGTGGCTGATACGCCGGTGACTGCAACCAGCGCGTCAGCCGTTATGGTGACATCGCCTACTTCGCCCGTTGCGGATACGCCCGTAGCCGAGACATTCGCGGCCCCCGTTACGGATACAGAGCCGACCTCGCCTGTTGCGAAAACTCCGGTAACGCTGACAGCAGCGTTCGCCTGAACAGAGACGTTTCCTACCGAGCCTGTGGCGGATACGCCCGTGACGCCAACAACCGCGTCTGCGGCAACAGTGACGCTACCAACCGCCGCCGTTGCTGATACGTTTGAATAGCCGACGCCCCAGCCTTGTTCGCCCCACCCGACAGGCGAGGCCGACCAACCTTCGAAGGCTACGATAGCGTCAGCCACTCATGCCTCACGCAATACGGATGATGGCGGTCGATGCAGTAGCCGCCGGGAAGTTGACGGTGAAGGTGCCGTTGGTAGAAGTCTTATCCGAACCAAAATCCAGCACTGCGATGGCCTTGTTGGACTTGCTGCTGTTGTAAATCAACGCGCCACGAGCCGTAATCGTGGAGGAAGCCCACGAAGAGTCTGCAAAATCCACAATTGCCGTCGTGCCGTCCAGCGTCACGCTCGGGCTGGTCAGCGTGTTGCCGCCCGCGGTGTAGTTGGTGCCAGAACTGGAGACTTCGTTGGATGTCGTATAGACCGTTGTACTTGCACCGAGCGTTGCGCTGCTGGTGTAGAGCGCAATCTTGATAATGTCGGTATCCAGGTCGTGTTCGCCCAACAGGATTTCCTGTTTGAACGAGGACACCATTGTTTGTGTGATTGCCATTATTTACCTCAATTAACTTGAATACGGACCTGACCATCCCGGTAGGCGTCCATACGCTGTTTGCCATCACCCAGGTTCTTCAGCAATGCAATGGATTGGGCATACATATCCTGATATAGCTTGACCAGATCAGGCTCGCCCTTCATGTAACGAATCGCCTCAACCATCACCCCATTAAACAACACTGAATCGAAGTTGTCTCCGAGCCATGTCGTATTTGCAGTAACGATGGATTCCGGGTAGTAGTAATAGTGAAGTTCGACCGCATATCCGCTATTAGGAGTCGGGCCAACGATAAGTGTCAATTCATTGGGGCTTGTAGAGTCAGGCCCAAAGATGGCGTAGTGCTTCGGCAATCCCGTACTGGTTGGCGAAGGATAGGCTTCCCGGATGAAATTGACATCCTTGTTGAGCAGAAAGCTGTAATTGCCAGAACCATCTACAACCGCAATGGAATACACCGACAAGAAATCGGTCGGAGTTGCCAAATATTTATTATTGGCCGTCAATGTTCCAGTGACATTTTTACGAAGATTCGCAAGCTGAACGGTATTGTAAATACGCTGTTCTGCCTGACGGATCATGGTATTCATGTCCGTCGTGTCAAACGTATTTTCGCAGAAATCTGAAACCGCAGTGACCAAACTGTTGTAGTCGATTTACGCCACCCTGACCAAAGTAAGACTGCTTTTTACTTTGCCTTTCAATTTAATGTCGGCCACAACTATCAACCCATCGGGCCGCGAGCCATCACGCCTTTAGTGGCAGCACCAGTACCGCGAATCTTGATGCCGTCTGTCTTAACCTTGTTGTTGCTGGTAATTGACACGCCATCCAGCGGTTGCCAATCTTCTTTCTTCTGCATCGGAATACGACGCCCGGCCTGAACAGCCGTCACTTTTTTGCCTTGCATGGTATGTGGCTCCGCATAAGTTGAGGCTTGTCCAACTTCTTTGCCCATCAGCTTCTTGCTGTATTTAGGCATTTGGCTCACCTTTGTACTTAAAGGAAGAAACCTTCTGGTTTGCCACCTTCGCCAAGCCACGGCCAAGCTGTTTCATTTGCAGGTTTGTCTTGCCACCCTTTGCATAGCCTTTGGCGTGCATGGATTTTTCGTGGGCCTTCACTGCTTTCTTAGCTTCTGTCTTGGCAATCTTCTTCATTTCCATTTTCATTCCCCTAAACTGTCACTGTTACTTGGCCTACTGCCCCAACTGCCACCAGATCGTTAGGCGTCAAACCCGCTGCATCCAAACTGGCTCCGCCAACAGGATTCCAGCCCCATTGAAACACACGGCTACCTTCGCCAATAGAGCCATCCGACGTAATGCCTGACTGCGTATAGCTGAGATCGCGGCGCGGGTTCCGCAAACCCTGCGGGTCATCAACCGGATACATCCCTAATTGCAATTGCGGGTGATCTGGCTCCCAACATTCAGGGCATACCAAAATGTTGATCTGCTTGGTTTTGATAACCAATGGCTTAAGCTGGCGCAGTTTGTATCGCTGACCACAACGATCACACTCTGCGATGGCCCATTTGCCATTAGCAAACCTGTTACCCATTAAATCGTCCCGCCACCCAAGAACTGCTGTCTCGGAACAAAGCGAATCGCCGCCTTTTCGCGATCTTCACCCGCCGCCAACTCGAACTGCTTTTCATATTCGGCTTGGAGCATGGGAACGCGCTGCATCAACTCCGGCGTTTTCATGGCGATCTGATAAGCCAATCCCGATGCCAAAACCGGCAGAAAACGGAACGGCACATCTTCTGTTTCCACCCCACTGCCTGCATCTTGGATGCGACGCATACGCCAATACACCAAGGTGTAGTAAGGCGATCCAACGGTGCCCTGATCGGGCGTGGGCCACACCGTAACCTGCGGTGCGTCTCTTAGCCGCTGAATCCACACTTGGATTGGCCTGCCCTGCACCAACTTGTTTGGAATGGTCGAGTAGGTAGAAACACTAATACGCGTGATATTCAAATCCGCTTGGCTGTTCGTCACGCCGGGGCTAGTACGAATAACGTGTTCCAGCAGATCAATCGTATCTGCCGGAAGTGCATAAGTATTCGTGCCTTGAACCAACGGAATCGTACCCTGCTCAATCGTCCAAAGATTGATGCCGCGGTTAGCCAACTCAATTGTCAGCAAGTTCAAAGAACGACGCGCAGTCCGAAGATCGTAACCGGAACGCATTTCACGACCAGCACGCTCCCATGCTTCTTCAGCCAACTCCGTAAATTCAAGGTTGAATGCTGCTGTGCCGGTCGTTGCCATGATTATCTCTTTGCTGTCTTTGCTGCTGCTTTGAAAGCCGCCGCGGTCGGTGCGCCTTTGGCCCCAGGCTTACGCATACTCTCGCCCGAACCCGCTGCGATCCTGTTCCGTTTCGCATGAATCCGGTCGTACAGGCCAACCTTCCCACCCTCGGCATACATCGTCACATCTTGCGGGTGATCCTTGCGAACGATCTTCTTGCCCTTGGGCATCTTGCTTGGGTTGATCGCACCCATTCCGCGACTTGCAATCATGGTCTTGCTCCATCAGATGATGCGGCCCTTGGTCTTGCCACGCTGGGCAATGCCGTCAGCACGACGAGAGGCAGAACCCACCGAACCACCCTTTTTGTAAGGCCGCACTTGTTCCATCGGGCGGGGCATCGGACGCGGGCGAACGCGCATTGTCGGGCCTTCATCCGGAGACGGAGGCATTCCCATATCAGCCGTATAAACATCCGGCGCAGGACGCTTCATAGCCTGTTTCTTCATCGGCTTTTTCTTAACCGGTGCGCCTTCATCGGGCGAAGGCGGGTTGCCCATATCAGCTGTATAAATATCACGAGCCATAGTATTTTCCTCAGCACTTTCCGCCGCGTTTCATAACGATCTGCTTGGCTTTAGTCTTGCCCTTCTTGGCAACGCCATCAGCCGACTTGGTGAAGCCACCAGCGGCGTAACATTTGCCACCCTTCTTCATACCCATTTCGGCTTGTTCATGCTTGACCATCGCCTTCGGAGCGCCCTTCGCCTTCATGAACGCAATTTCTTTCTTAACCATCTTTTTGGATTCAGCCATTTCACCACCCTCTTTGAATTGACGGCCTTTGTCGGCCTTGGCAAATTCTTTTCCCACGGACACGGGGATGCCTACTTTTTTCGCAAACTCTGGACTATGGGCTACGGCACGCATCAATTTGGCCTGAGCCGCTGATTTACTCGGCATCATCTTCTCCCTTACGGCCAAAAATACTCTGCACCGTATCTGTTTCATAGATGCGGATAGCCGTCCATACGATAGTAAATAAAGCCGCGATGGATGGCAGCATGTCAATTAACGTCCCAACGACTGTTACGATTGATAATGCATCTACCGCGTGCTTTATTGTTTCGCTCGTAGCATCACTCATTTACAACCCCACCGTTTAAGACTAGCAGCCTTTCGTGTAGGACGCCCTTTTTCATCTTTCATCGGACCGGGCATGCCACTCATACGGGCGCAGAACGATTTCTTACGGCCAGCATCCGCTTTGGTCTTGGGGCTCGGCGCAGGCGCTTTCAGGTTTGACCCTGTAGCCGCGTTGTACCGTGCCCGCCCCTTGGCGGTAAGGCCCGCTCCCTGAGATACCGGAAGCTTTTCTCCTCGCCCTATTGCCAATGACACCGCTTTTTTAGCCATTTACGTTTTGCAACTGGTTAATGGTTGTCTGCGTCTCTTGAATTTCAGCGCCTAAACGTATGACCTCTTCAAGATTCCCCAGTTTATCTGCCGTGGCCTGTGCGTTATTAAGCGCCGCCAACTTATTAGCCATCATAACAAGTAGCTGCTGGATCGTCATACCAACACCACGAGTTCTTGAGCGGTTGTAGACAAGTGAGATGCAAGAAGCACCACATCGAAGGTTTCGGTTTCGTCAAGGGCTGCGTAGGACGCCATGCGCTGACCCAAGGTCGCCGTGCCCGCTTGGATGTTATCGGTCGCGGTAAACGGTGACAGCACTCGGTTTTTGACATCAAAACGGTAAATCTGGTTGGCCGCAGATGCCACATAGATGTTGAGGTAGAACATTCGGCCTTCGTTGCTGAACGGCGCATAAGCCCCGCACGTCCCAACTGTTAAGGTTAGTGCGCCGTCGTAAGTCACGGTGCCGGTCCACGTTCCAGCGATGGCACCAGCAATATCTAACACGTCAAGGTTCTGCGCCGCGCCTCGGAAGAAATACAGGAACGACTGGCGAGCGTTTCGGGCGGGGTCGGGCTGAACGCCAAATGACGGCGCCCACATGCCGCCCGATGCGTTGGCGGCAGGTGCAGCACCAAAGTACGCCGTGGACCAAGCGTTAGCCACGATATTATTCGTGCCGTTGTTAATCGTCGTGTCGTTGTAGTTCCACGTGTAAACCGACGTGGTGGCCGTGGATCGCCCAAGGATCAAGTTGGGCAGTTCGATGACGTATTTGGCCGACGATGATGGCGTGACAGCCCAAGCCGTGCCCATCGTGTAGACGGGCGACGGGCCAGCAGTGTGTGAGGCGATGATGTTGCGCTGGCCAACCGCCGTGACGTTAACCGTGTCTTGCACGATCCTGATCTGGAAATTGCGGTACTCGTTAGCCTTTACAACACTATCGCCGTTTGTGGCTTGGCCTGTGATACTGCTAGCGCCCGCAGCAGTGGCCTCCAAGGCGTAGCGAGCAACAAGGTTGGTGTCGTAAAGGAACGCGCCTTTGACCATACCCTCGCCGGGTACACAGTCGTAAGGCGTATATTGCTCATCAAGAGCCAACAGCGAGGTATCGGTGCCGACCGTGGCGGGTAAGCCAACAATTGACAGGCCGGTTGACAGCGTGTTGGTGGAAATCTCAAGTGAGCGCCAAGAGTTCGAAGCCATGA